CGGTACGGCGGTACGGCGTCCTGAAAGCTCTATATTATAAGGACTTTGTCTGTACCGCCTCCGTAACACCACTATTTTAGAGATGTTACACAATCGTTAATCGCCAAAAGGTCTTATAGGGGTCTGAGAATTTTTTTTATAATTTTTTTTAGCTGAGTATATATATAGGCTGAATAAACAATAGGGGTTGACAGCCTTATATAAAGTCCCATATACTGGTCCGTATAACTACTATGGAGTAAACTATGAACTTAGTACAAAAGATTGAAGAGTGGCTTGAAGAGGAAGTTTCAGAGAACGAGCAATACCATGATGGTGTGGATTCTGCGGGAGTTTCCTCTACAGATGTAGAACTATTACGGGGTAGACATGAATGTGCCGAGGGTCTGCTAAATCAAATCAAGAAATGGAAAAAGGAGTTGGGCATTGAAACCTCTTAAATTAGTCGAAGGCGAGAAGCCTGAAGTTGAGAAATGGCTTAACAGCGTTTTGAAACAAAGCACCGATACTGAGAGATTGCTGTGGCAGTTAAAAGGTTGGGCCGATAATATGGATGAAGATCATCTGGGCATGGGTGGAGATCTTATAAACGAGTTATATGATTTGTTCTTTACTAATGAACCCAAAATGTTTTTGACCGATAAGCAGTTGTCTGAGATTGCCGAAGCGGGGTGGAAACCTTTATTAGGTAAAACGGGTGTCGCTTGGTTTGGTGGAAAGACACATTCTACTCTGGCTAATCAAGTTCCCGCCGAGGATCTGGAAAACTTTGAAGATCTCAACTTTCTTGTCGTTGCATATCAGAGGGCTAGTCAGGATGGGTAAGAAGTACAACAGCCTTATGACAATAGCCTTTAGTGTCCTTCACGACGAAGAAGATGGGTCTGACATTACTGCACATCATATTAGAGAGCGCTTGACCGAAAGAATAAATTGCGAAGATCAAGAAGTTTGTGAAGCTGTCGGGGTCGGGGTAAAGGAACACCTTAAAGATACTTTTGAAAACGACAAAGAGATAGTAAAGTGTGGCGGGTGTGAACAAACTGCCGAGATTGGGAAAGATAGTTTTTCAAAAGAAGATTGGACCTATTCTTGGATTGATATCCCGCTGTGCGATGATTGTTATACCGAGGTTCGGGTAACAATAGCCGATAGGTTTGGTATTAAGAACTGGTCCCGAATAGATTTATGAAAGGAGGTGAGCAGATATTTTTATATTTAGGTTTATTGGGTGGTTATTATACGGCTCGGAGTACGACGATTTAGAACGAAGAGCAAATAGCCGTCCAACAAGGAAAAGACGTAGATAATACCAAGCCCCGTTAAAACTTGACGGGGCTTTTTCTTTGTCTTAATATGGGATATTGTCAATTAACTATAAGGAGTAAAACTATGACAAAAAATACTATTGAATTTAGCGAACAGCCTTTACATGATCCGCTGACACAGCTTTTCATTCAGGACTTCTGCAACAAGTGTAGTGTCGGGGCGGATATGAGCCGAGAACAGTTTAAAAACTTTCTTGAGAAACAAGCGGTCAGGGACGCTCTTAATGATCGTGATATGGATAAGCTTGAGGAGTTGATCGCTGAGGAAAAGAACACTTTAGAAGTTTCTTGACCTATCCTATATAATCTCATATAACTGTAGGGGCGGGGTAATTCTGCCCCTTTTTTTTAACTACGATAAGGAAAAAACTATGAATACAACTGTAGATAATATTTTAAGCAATGCTATTGCCAAGGCGGAGCAAAACGAAACTTTTGAGGGCTTCCCGCCCTTAGATAAATGTTCTTATAAGGCTGAGTTTAGGCCCATTCAGTACGGGACAACTAGCACCCTTGTTAAAGACGATAAGGGAAAAGATAAGATCGTTTGGTCCGATTTTAAATCCATAAATCCTGAAGGCGGTCAAGCTATAGTCAGGACCGATAACAACGATATCTTAGGCATTATGAAAAAGCGCTATGCTATTTGTAATAACGATGATCTTATTGTCCCCGTTCAGGAAGCGCTTGAAGATACGCTCCCAAAAGGCGCAATGAACAATGTAAAGTTAATCGAGAGCACCGCCGACGGGGGATCGGTTGCTAGGTTCGGCTATCACTTTGACGGGTTAGGGCATGAGATCCGCCAGTTATCAGGGAGCGCAACCCAATTAAATTTTATGGTGCGGGTTGTAAATTCTTTCGGTGGTCAAAATGCTATCCGCGTTCAGGCGGGAGCGCTTGATCTTATCTGTACTAATGGCATGACCAGTCAAAAGGAATTAGGCGCTCAGAACTGGGGACATACAGCGGGTTTTAAGCCTGAATATATAAAGCCTTGGTTAACCGAGCAGATAGCCTTTTACGAAACTAAAGTGAAAGTCTGGGAACAATGGGCAAACAGGGAGATAACACCCGAACAGGCGCAAGCCGTTCTTGATGCGAATTACCCCGCTTCAGAAAGTGAAATAAAGCGAGCCGAGAAAAAAGGCAAAACCGCGGGAGAAACACAGAGTCGAAAAGCCCGTGCCATGATGGAACAGCTAGACACAGAGTTTCGAAAGCGCGGTACGACTGTTTGGGCTTTATATTCTGCTCTTACCTATTACAGCTCTCACAATTCCGAAAGATTTAAAGTTAAAAATTCTAGTAAGCGGGACAACGTCGAGAGAACGTTAATAGAGCGGGAAAAAGAGGTTTTAGAAGTTGAAGCTTCGGAAAGTTTCCAAGAATTAGCCGTAGTTTAAAACGTTCAAAATTAAATCTATTCGGGGCGGGCTTTACAACCCGCCCTTTTTTTGTTTATTATATGGGATAAAGTCAATAACACGGGAGTTTTTAAAAATGGTTTTATTAGTAAATGAATTTTCGACGGGCAAAAAAACAAAAGGGTTAGCCGTCACTTATCGGGCGGGAGTAAACGACAAATTCGGAACGTGTCCCGCCGATTGTAAACTAAACCCGAGCGGGCGCGGGTGCGGAATGAAAGCAATAGATTTTGATTATCTCGACGCGATTTATAACAGCGTCCCCGCGGGGGGCTTCTCTTTTACCTTTTCACATTTCAAGCCGTTCTTATGGTTTAAAGATTATTTTCCCCCCAAGAAATTCGCAACGATCAATTACAGCGCCGACACTTGGCAAGATGTTTTATATTTCTTTAAAAAGTGCGCGATCCCCACAGTTTTGACAGTTGCCCAAAATTTTTGGGGCGGGGCTAAATCTATTGAGCGGGACGGCGTGCGGGTTGTTCGCTGTCCCGAAGAATACAACCCCGCGGTGAGCTGTGTTAATTGTGGCGGTGTTAATGGTCCGCTGTGCGCCCGATCCGATAGAAATTTTATTATTGGTTTTACAGCGCACGGGGGATCTAAAAACAAAATAAACCGCGGTGAGCGGGGCGGGTGTTATGCCAACGGGGGCAATGTTAATATTCATTGGGAGCGATTAAGCCAAAAACAGCAAGACAAAACCGACGCGGAAATATTGCGGGAGTTTGTCAAAACTATTCCGCCCCGACGAATTTTAAGACACCACATCGCGGGGGATATTGGCAAGCAATAAGCCCGCCCCACAGCGCCCAAATTAAGCCCGTTGACGCGGGCTTTTTTTTGTCCGCTATTTTAGAGTTAAACCCGCAACGGCCCGCCGTCCGCTGTTTATCCTAAACGTACCGCCCGCCGTGGAACAGCCCCGCCACAGCTCCCGCCCCGTGCCAGCCGTCCGAGATCCGCGCGCCGTGATCCGCGGGAACTGGACCACGATCCGCGCACCGCGTACCCCGTGCCGAGTATCTTTATTTTTGTTCGGGTCCCTTCCGATATCGGGTCAAGTTGCGGGGACCGAGAACCAAAAAAATCGCTTCAGAAACCGCGCCCACAGGCTGTCGGCACTAGTGCATGGGCCATGTTTTTCACAAATAATCATGTAAAAAATGATATGAATGTTTCACGTGAAACATTGCCTAAATATTGTGCAGAAAAAAGGTTCTTGTTAACTGCCTAAAAAACGTGCATATTATTCGTGTTTATTAACCATCAACCGAGGTCCGAGAATGAGGAAGCGAAAACTAGGCAAAGCGGGGATACGTTACGAGACACGTGGTCGAAAACCCGCCACCATAAAAACCCCTTTGACACGAAAGCAAGAACTGTTTGTCCGCGAGCTCGTTAGCCGCGATGGGCAGGTCACGTTACGCGAAGCAGCAGAGAATGCCGGCTACAGTGCAACGAGTGCGCACACGCGCGCTTATGAGTTAACGAATCCTAATATATCGCCGCACGTTGTTCATGCGATCAAAGAATACCGTCGGGCTCTGGATGAAAAATATAGTATTACGTTTTCGCGACACGTGAGGGATTTACAGCGTATTCGGGACGAGGCATTACAGAACGGAGCCTTTTCGGCGGCTGTGCAGGCGGAGTATCGACGCGGTCAGGCGCAGGGCGATATATATGTTAATAAATCTGAGATACGACACGGGAGCATAGACAGTATGTCTAAGGAAGAAGTTATGAAAGCATTGCAAGAGATAAAGGAGAGTTATGCCCCAGTCACAATCGACATC